ATTTTATGAAGATAAGATTATTGACAATATTATTATTCAACAAGGTCTAGAAAGACTAACAGAACATCAAAGAGAATTGATTAATATGTATTATTTATCAGATATGAAACAAGACGAGATAGCAGAGGAACTACAAATTCACCAAACTAATGTTTCGAGGGCAACAAAAAGAGGGGTAAAGAAACTCAGAGAGTCCTTTAACCCCTTGGGTGAGCATGACGATACGCTTTAGACATTTGTTCGTTAGCAATATGAGTATATATTGTTGTTGTGCTAATGTCAGAGTGACCTAGTAATTCCTGTATAACATTAATGTCAACTGAGTTAGCATGTAAGTGAGTAGCATAGCTATGTCTAAACATATGAGGGTGAACTTCTTTACCCCCATATTTATAAACAATTCTACGAGCGTTCCTAGTTGTCATTGGTACGCTTGGGAGGATTCGTGTAGAGAATATATAATCACTTTCAAATCCTCTACTATTAATGTGGGCTTGAATTGCTGTTATTGATGCATTGTTAATTGGCACGATTCTCTCTTTATTGCCTTTGCCGAACAAACGAATCATCCTATTATCAAAGTCAATGTCAGAAATTTTGATGTTAACCAGTTCTTCTACACGACAACCAATTCCATACATCGTTTCAAGTAGTGCTCTATCTCGCTTATTCTCGGCTGAGTCTATAATGCTAGCTACTTGATTCACATTTAATACTTTAGGTAGTTTCTTTTCGGGTTTCACGCTGTCAATCAATAGTGCCTCATTGTTCTCAATTATGCCTTCCTTATTGAGGAACTTCATAAATTCTCTGACAGCAGAAAGTTTTCTTCTTCTAGTTGAAGGTGCTAGCGTAGAAATATCTGATAGAAACTCACGAATTGTGAACCTATTAAGGTCACTTAAATCATTAACCTTGGTTAGGTATTGTTGAATATCCTTTCTGTAGGCAACAATCGTATTAGCGGATAAGTTTTTTTCGTTGTGGATATAGGATAAAAATACTTTTAGATATTTTTCCATATTATCAACCTCCAATTTTTTGTTCCTATAACATAGTTTACCAACATATTCCTACAATGTCAAGGACAAATAGCATAATTATTATAGCAAGTGTAAGCATTAGTTTTAGATTCTACAGAAACGCATTTTTCCCCTACATTCCCCCTTTTGGTATGGCTATTTGGCTTTAAGTAGCCGATAGCCAATATTTTTAAGAAGGAGAGTGGTATGCATGACAAGACGAAAGTTAAACGAAGATGAAATGGACAACTTAGCGAATAAAGAGTGGAAAAAGACACCTATATTTACAAGTGATGAAAAATTAGCATACAAGGCAAAAAATCTAACAGGACCGAAAACGGTGGAAGGGAAGAAAAAGGCATTGGCAAACTTACAAGTGGGAAGGAACAGTTCTGATTCACCAACGAACTTAAGGCACGGTGGTTATGTCAGAAAAATCCTCAATGAAGATGAACAAGTATATTATTTTGAAAGACAAGAGAAGTATCTACAGGATTACGATATTAATGGTTCAGCAGATGAAATCATTTTACACACTGCTATTATGGAAGAAGTAATCTTAATGAGACTTTATACAAAACAAGCAAACAATCCGTCTATTGATATTGAAAGACCTCTTACCGAGTGTACTAGACGACTTCGTACTGCATTAGAAGACCTAGGGGCATTGAGAAAGCAACGTCTAAAACAAGACGATAAAGTTGCTAGTTTAAATATTGCCACAATAGCACAACAATTTGCTAGGGAACTTATGCAAGGTAGCGTAGAGGAAGAACTTCGTAAAGCTAGAGAGGAAGAAGAAAAATTCCTACTAGAGAAAAAGAGTAATGATATTAATGATAGATATGTGATTGTTCAAGAAGAAGAAGTGAACGAAGATGGAGAAGAATGAAAATCAAGTAGGTAGTGTAAGTAGTTTATTTGGTGACGACCATAGAGATATGATGAAGATTTTCATAGAGAATCCTGATATTGCGGCTAGTAGATTACTAGTAAGAAATGATAAGCCATTAAGATTAGCTGTTCACCAACGACTTATTATAAGAGGTCTATGGAATCACCAATTTAACCTACTTATCTTGACTCGTGGTGGAGGTAAAACATTCTTATTGGCTCTTTACTGCGTTCTTAAAGCTATGCTATATCCTCGTGAGAAATGTGTAGTTGCATCTTCTTCATATCGTCAGGCACAATTTACATTTGATGAAATTATTAAATTCTATGATGAATCACCATTACTTAGACAGGCTACTGTCAGACCTCCTACCAAAGGTCCAAACAGTTGTGAACACCATCTAGATAACGGTTCAAAAATAATATGTTACCCTCTAGGTGACGGAAACAAGATTCGTGGTGCTCGTGCTAATACACTAGTTATGGACGAGGTAGCACAAATTCCTTCTGAGATTATTAACCTAGTTATCCTACCGATGATGAATGTTAAGCAAGACCCATTCGATACAACTGGACGGAAAAACCACTTAGTTATGGCGAGTTCTGCGTATTATCAATTTAATCACCTATATGACAAATATTTATCGTATAAGGAAAAAGCTGACAAGAGAAGTCCTGAGTACAATCCTAACTATGGACTCCATGTTTTTTCTGTTTATGATATGCCTAAAGGATGGATGGACGAGGCTATTATTGCTGAGGCAAAACAACAGCTATCAGAGTTGCAATTTCAAATGGAGTACGAGTGTTTATTTCCTGCTGAATCTGACGGATTCTTTCCTGCAAAACTTATGTTTGGTGCTAGAAAACCATCTGTATTATTAGAGGCTGAGGGTAGCAAGGGTTCAGAGTATGTATTCGGAATTGACCCTGCTCGTAGTGGAGATAATTTCGCATTAGTAGTATTAAAGCTAGGAAATCCTAATAAGATTGTAGCTTGTTACTCATTGAATCGTAGAACATTCCCTGAGATGCATGATTTTATTAGACATATGGTTAGACAATATAGCAAAAATGGTGGTAGAGTAGTAAGACTACATATGGATAATGGTGGTGGAGGACAGACAATAAAGGACTATCTTGCAGAAGAATATGCTTGGTTTGACGCATCAGCAGGTATATGGAGAACTGACCCTGCTATCATTGATATGGATGATGAAGACCAACAATACCTAACTGGTGAGCGTATCCTTAAAATGCAAGTATTTAATTCTCAATCTGTCAACACAATGAACTACGATTTGAGAGCAGACTTGGAAAAAAATAGAGTAATTATGCCTAGTCAACCTCAAACAGAAGAAGACGATGGTATGATATTTAGGGATATTTTTGACGAGATAGAAGATATGGTAACTGAAACTATGACAATTGTACCAACACCTACGAAGTCAGGTTTTTTACATTTCGATACACCTAAGCAAAAGATGAAAAAAGATAGATACTCTGCTTTTCTATTAGCTTGTCAAGGTGCTAGGGAACTTCAAAGAGATTGGGGAGGTCCACCAGTTAAGAGATTAGCTACTGGATTTACTAGAAGTTCGTACCTTAACGGTAGCAGTTGGTAGGTTGCAAAGTTTTTATATGTGTTCCGTAAATATATTTTTAGAAGGGAGTGAGCCACCTAAATGACAGATAAAAATAACAATATTGTAGAGAAGGTAGATTTAGGAAACGGTAAAAAGCAAGTAACTTTTAAAGTTGATGCAACCGACCTAACTAAATACTTTCCACAGCTAGACGAGGCAGGTATTAAATACGATATAGTTGACGATTTTAAAATCGGTAAGGGTAGTGTCAAAAGTAGATACGAGCCTAATGGAAACGACTATATGCCTTATATGTACAACTCAAACTATAAACCTTACACACAAGCATTGTCAACCCCTTTAAACCCACATGAGAAAATTAGACTAGCTAGTGAGTTATATTTTAAAGAACCTATTATAGGTACTGTTATTGATATGATGGTGGATTTTAGTGCAAGTGGTTTTGAAAACGAGTGTACAGATAAAGATATTAAGAAGTTGTATGACGAGTGGGGCAAACAAGTTAAACTAAAGGAAATAGTAGAACAGATATTCTTAGAGTATTATAGAAGTGGTAATGTGTCAATTTACAGAAGTAATGTAGATGCAAAGGTAACAAAGACAACTAAGACAACTAAAGCTACTGCTAAGAATACTTATAATTTTCCTGGTGGTTATACTATCTTAAACCCTATGAATGTACATATTGAAGGTCCATTACTATTCAACCAAGAAGTAGCTTATTTACAGCTAAATGAAGAATTAATTAATATAGTAACAAATGGAGATAGTGTTTTACAAAAGCTAGTTCCTGATGATATTAAGAAGGCAGTTCGCTCAGGTAAAGGCATGATTCCATTAGACCCTAAATTATACACTCGTATTACTCGTAAGAAACAGCCATATGAAAGATATGCAACACCTTTCTTAGAAAGAGTATTCGAACCAATTATGTATAAGCAAAAACTGAGATTGATGGACGTATCAACTATTGAAGGTCTTATTAATCAGTTAGTTACAGTTACTATTGGTAATGACGAATACCCTGCAACAAATGAAGATTTAGAGGCAATCGCACAATTGTTCCAAACACCTAGTAAATCATATACGGTATTTTGGAATCACACACTACAAGTTCAATTTCATAAACCCGAAGGTCTTGACACATTGACACAAGACAAATACAAACAAGTAAATGATGATATTCTAGCAGGACTTGGTGTGAGTCGGGTATTGATTGACGGTCAAGGTTCTAACTTCTCAACTGCTTGGGTTTCTATCCTATCATTAGTTGAGCGATTAGAAAATACAAGACATAAAGTTGTTACTTGGTTAGAAGATGAATACAAGCGTATTGCTGATGAAAACGGATTTAAGGAAGTACCTAAAGTTCAATTCAATAAAATGAACCTTAGAGAAGATACATATATCCGTGATGTGTTACTTGCTATGTACGACAGAGGATTAATTGACGAAGAAGATATTCTTAAAGAAACTGGTCGAGATTATGAGTCTATTGTTGAAACTAAGAAACGCAATAAGAAAAATGAGGAATTGTTCTATCCACCTGCTCAACCATTCCAAGGTCAGCAAGCGGGTCCGAATACTGGTAAGCCTAG